GTTTTTTTAAGTCTTCTTCATTATTATAATCAGCATAAGCAATCATATTTGTTTTGTTAACATTTGAAGACTTTGTTCCACCTTTAATTGGCCCTTCAAATGTATCGGCAACATTTCTATCAGTTCCGATAACTCCAGAACCTTGACTACCATAATTTCTAAACTTACCATAGGCTTTAGCACGATATTCAATTAATTTTTGTTCTTGGTCTATGTTGGCTAAATTTCTGATTGATTTTAAAGGATTATCACTAAAACCTTTTACTGCTTTTCTTGTTGTTTCAAAAGCGTTAGCTGCATTTCTAATTCCTTGTAAGAATGGTCTGTCTTCTATAAAAACATCTCTTTTAATAGTATTTTCGTATTTGTTTTCTATTGGGATATCCACACCGAATTGTTTTAATCCTTTTAAAAATGTACTTGCTTGTGTAGAAATAGATTGTCCTAGAATTTGTCTACCTTCTCCGTCTACGGTATCGGATAAATTTTTTCTTTCTGGATTTGTGTTGATATCAACATTACTTTCTAAATCAGTATCTCTTTTACCACTTTTTTGATAAGGGTTATTAGGTGTGTTTTCACCACGAAACTGATTTAATTTTGATTTTAAGTCTACTAATGCCATAATTTATTCCTATAAGTTTTCCGCAGTTTGTTTAGTATTTTTTTCAATTTTTTTATAAATTGATATAGTTTCTTTTTCATAAGCAGACATACCAGCAGTTCCACCACCACCGGCCATTGGCATTCCACTTCTTAATCCAGTTAATCTTTGTATGTCGGCTACACCTAATCCTAATTCACTTGCAAATAATCTTCTTAATTGTGGTGATAAATCAGCAGTATTTTTCAATAATCTGGCTAATTCTTCTTGAGCAGCTACCGTATCTCCTGCAGCATTTAAAGCGGTGAACCTTTCTAAACTTATTTGTTTTCCAAGTATTGTGGATAAAGTTTGTTCTTTATTGATTCGTTCCGTGATGTCTAATAATCCGTCTCCTAATTCTACAATAGAACCAAACTCAACACCAACCTTTTTCGCAGCGGCAGCGGCTTTAATTAAATTCTTTTCTCCTTTTCCAATAAATGATGCAAATAAATCAGCATTAGAAGCTAATTCATCAATCAATACACCGGATGCTACACCTTGTGCTTGTGCTAGATTAGAAACTACTTCTACCATATTCAATGATAATTCTCTTGAGTTGTTTGTTAATGGATTAAACAACGATACTAAGTTTGCTACATTTTCTGCAGAAACACCAGTATTTCTCGATACTCTTGCTAAATCTACAGCGAATCTAGCACTCCCTACACTTACATCACCAAATGTATTGGCTATTGCATCAAATGAACTTCTAACTTGTTCTGCTGATAGTGCGAATTGTTTAGCTAATAAAGTTTGTTTTTTTAATTCAGCAGATATTTTGATATTTGCTTTTACTCCACCACCAAATTCTTGACTTAATGAGTTTGCTTCTTTCACCAAACTAACTAATACGGCTAATGCTCCGATAAGAAGTGCTGGTATTAAGAATAATGGATTTTTCATAACTATCATATTGATTGTTCTAAATCCTTTTTGTAAACCCTTTACTCCGGCCACTAAACCAGGAAACATTCCTTCAAAGTCTTCCACTAATTCTTCTTCTAATTTTTTAGTTTGTCCTAATAATTTTAAAGATTCTTGAGCATCTATTTTTTCTTGTTCATTACCACTTTTAATAGCTTCTTGAACTTTTAGTCTAGCTTTTTCTAATGTTGTTGCTTTAGTTCTTAAACCTATACCTTCTAATAAACTGGTGTAGATTCCATCTCTATTATCTTGTTCTTCTTTAATTAGTTTATTAACTTCGACTTGAGCACTTATCAAAGGTTGATATGATTTTTGAACTCTTGCTGGTAAATCTGCTATTGCTTTATCAAAACTTTTAATACCGGATTCAATTGATTCTACGGCATCTGTTACTGCTCCAACACGAGTTCTTTTGTCTAATTTAGCCACTTATTTTCCTGAGTTATTGTTTGATTGTGATTTATAAAAACTATTATTTAAGTAATCTTTCAAGTTCTTTTCTATTTTTTTGTAATTGACTCCATTTGTCTGCAAACTTAGGGTCTTTCTTTGACATAGTTTTAACAACGGTTGGTGTTAATCCTTTACCAAGATAATAGAAAAGTTTTTCCATAAAACTTTTTCTAGTTTGTTCTGATACTTTTTTATACTTAGCCATAATGTTTTGTTTCAGTAATAAATATCAACATCTTAGATTTTTATTATTTAAATCTACTTTTTGATTTTTTCATTTGTTGTTCTTGTTGTTGTTTTTCTTGTTCGTATTGTTGAACTAAGCGTTTGTAGTAGAATCTACGAAGATAGACGGGTAAATCATATACCTCGTCAAAAGTGAAACCACCTTTTGCATAAAAGATGATTTGAAATATTTGTTCGTGTAAATCTTTTTTATAGTCGGGAGCCAGGCCAAAAAAACTGGGCAGTCATAGGAACTACCACTTTCTCCTTTTCACCTCTACTATTTTCAACTTCAATTCTGAAATCTAAATTTGGACTTGTTTCGGCAACATAATTTCTAAAAGCTAATGAGTCAACTGAAAGGAATTCATTGTCTACAAATTCATTAATAGTTTTTCTATCTGTTTTTCCGTCAACTGATTTGATTAAATATTTTAGTCTTGTTGAATTTTCACGACTAATGGCTTCTCTATCGTCTTTAAACACTTTTTTAATAGCTTCAACTTCAATGTCCATTTCTAATTCGTCTTTGTGTGTTGGAATAGAAAATGTTATTATTCTTTCTGTTTTCGGTAGGGTATACGAAAACGAGTTGATTCCTTTTTCATAATTTGAAAAATCATAATCTTCTGCTTTTAATTTTGTTAAGTCAGCCGTTCCTTTAACTTGTTCTCCATATTCATCAATAAAAGAAAAGTCATAATTTTTACCATAAGCCAATACTCTTGCTCCAACCAATATAGCATTTTTATCACCAACTAATATATCACTATAATCAATTGTTTTGTCAACGATTAGTGATTCTAATAGTTTGTCTAATGCTTTTCCTTGTTGAATTAAGTTTGAAGATGTAAGAATATCTTCATCTCGTGCAGTCATATATCTCATTTCTATTTTACCACTTGACAAAGGATTGTCTTCTGGGTAGAAATGTCCCTTAGACGGCAAATCAATGATTTCCGTAGGAAATTTATTTTGTGTCATTATTACTCCTTTGTTTAAAACCTTTTAAATAACTATATTATTTTTTACCACTAAAGATTTTTTCAGCACCTGCGATACCAAAACAACCTAATGTGATAATAACAAATGAATTATAAATGAATTCTTGAATTACTAATTCACTTCCAAAAGCACCAGTAATCATATCAACAATACTTGTTAATGTCATTACTGCGAAAGACATAAAACCAATTATTGATTTTTCATTGTATTCATTTTTATCTTTAAATATTTCACTAAATCCCATTTTTTTTCTCCTTAGAATTGTAGAATTGCATAATCATATTTTAGAGTTAATGCAATTTCAACTGGGTCTGATGTTGCATAATCCATAGCTCCAAAATTAGCCGCTTCAATGTAAGCACCTTTTAAAGTCCACTCCTCAACAATGTCTCCAACTGGTCCTAATAGATTAAATGTGATATCTCTTTTGTAGAAATCAGAATAACCTTGACGACCTGTTACTGACTCGTGGTGTTCTCTAATCCACTCCATTACTGATTGTGCGGCTGATGGAACTACTGGGTCATAAAGAGTAATTTCTAATGGTTGCCAAGCACCTTTACCTTTCACATATCTTTTAACATTAATGTGTTCCAAGATAACTTCATCAAACTGAATAGAAGGTCTATTCATTGCTTTGATTGTGAAGGCTGGTATACCTTCGATATACATAATGAACCTATTTTGTGTTTTAGGTTCAAATGGTGTAAACATAATTTCTGATGGGTCTAATAGTTCAGCCATTATAAATTCTCCTAGTTTATATTCAATAATAAATATAACGAAATGAAAAAAATGATTAAATATATTTGATTATGTTTTGAAAGTTTTTTGAAAGTTTTTAAATTAAAAAAAAACCCCACTAAAAAGTGGGGTCTTTTTCAGTTATTAACTATTATTCAGGGAAAGTTGCACCTGTTGGTTGAACTACAAAGTCTAATACGATAAACTCGGCTGTTCTTGTTGGTTGAATAAATATCTGTCCTATTAGACGATTTCTGTCGATTTCGTCAGGAGTGTTATTTGTATCATCCATAACCACTCTAAATGCACTTAAACCACTATTTGACTGAACATCCTCTAAGAAAGGATTAACAACATTTAAGAAACGATTTCTTGTTGCTGTTGTGTTCTGTTCAAATACTAAGAAACGAGAAGTTGATGCGATAAATTTCTTTAATGCAATCAATAATCTTCTTACATTTACTCTGTCTAATGCACTTGGTTTTCCTTGTAGAGTTTTTTGACCAAACACCACTACACCCTGTCCAGGGAAAGTAGCAATTGGATTAACTCTATTTTCATACAACTTATCTCTTTCACTATGAGTTAGTCTTGTTTTTGCTTCTAACACATCTGATAAACCACCACGATTTAACCCTGCTGGTGCGAACCATTCAAAGGCTACCTCGTCATTGAATGCAATAACACCAGGTAAAACTACTGAAGGTGGCACCCAAGTTGGTCTGTTTGTGTTTTCGTCAAGAACTTTAACCCACGGGTAATAAGTTGCTACAAAGTTTGAATCTAATGCTTTCACATTGTCAATCACCGTATCTACTGAATCACTATATTGTGCAGCGTCAAGAACAAGGAAAGTATCTGCTCTATCTTCTACCTTATCAATTGCGTGATTTGTTACGGTTGAGTGAATTGAGTGAATTACACCAGGTAATACCATCATATTGATATCAAACTCATCTGGATTTGAAACTGCGTTAATAGCTCGTTTGTAAACAACCGAACCACTACCTGCTGAAGTGTTTAAGTCAAATCCTTGTGTGTTTGTTCCTGATATATCTGTTCCAACAGCATAGTGAGTTGCTGGACTCTGTCCATCAAATCCCCATTGGAAAGGAACTGCAAACTTTCTTTGTTCAATTGCTGAACCAGAAAGTGTTAATAGTTCTGTTTGTCCTGCATAGTTTGTTGAAACGGCTGTTGCTCCGTCAGAACCAAACATATTTTCCAATGACATAGTTACATTACTACCTTGATTTGCTCCACCACTACCTTGTGATATTGGTGATAAATATTCTCTATTGTTTAGATTACTAAAATCAAATCCATAGAAAGTATTTTGGTCAAAGTCTGCAACTGATGAACTTTGGTTTGATTTGAACGACGCAGTTACTATTGTTGTTGCTGCTGTTGTTGCTGAATAATATGGAACATATAATTTGTTAAATCCAAAAGGCACCACAGTAGTTGGGAAAGTTTCTAAATCTGAAAAATCTCCTACTCTAATGTGTTTACTTTTGTTTGGATAATCACCATAGTAAGTTAATTTACCATTTGAATCTATTTCTACAAATCTATCACCGATTACTCTTGCGAAATAATTTGTTGAAGTTGGGTCAAATGTTAAGTTGTCAAATTGTTCCATTACTGAATCATCACTTGGTCTTGATGAGTCATTGTTGTAATTTACTGAACGAACTTGTAGTGAGAAAGTTCCGTAATCAGAACCAGCTACGCTACCAGCATCTTTAACATTTAAAATATTCACTTTGACATGTTGATTAACATCACGTCCGTGAGAACGAGTGTAAACTCTACATAACCTATTTCTTGAACCACCAACATTTTGTGATTGTATGTATGGTGTTCTTGCGTAAGCATAATCA